ACACTTTGTAGTCGCCTAATACCATCTCGAACTTATCAGGATCGTATCCACACAACTCCATCAAAGTTCGTGGATCTTTATTTGGCTCATGCTTGAGTCTCATTAAGGCCGTGACTGTTTGACTACCGTCAGCATTAAGAGCGACTTTTCTATCAACGGGTTGGCTCTTTCTATCTGTTTTCGCTGAATCGTATTCATTATTGACTTGTTTTTGGAACTCGATGCCAAGCCGTCTTGCTTTTCCCTGCAGCGCATCATAGCTAATCCCAAGTTTGTCGGCTGTCTCTCGTCTGGTAAAGCCTTCAGAGGCGAGCTTCCTAATGTCACCGATCTGTTCATCTGTCCATTGCATCTACTCGCCTCCTGAAATTATGTATAAAAATAGCACCTCACGAAAAATGAAGTGCCATAGTCCGGTTCCTACTCCTAGGGTTTACCAGACTTGATCCTATGTGAGAGATGGGAATCGAACCCACGCATTGTCCGCCTGATGACGGGACGCTTTTCCACTTAGCTACTCTCACTACTTGTTGACACGAATCCTAGATACCGCGCTAGGCCGCTAACGACAGATCTGTCATCCGGTGTAAGTGTGTCTTCTTACACTGGCCATTTTTGTTTGCTCGCTCGCCCAGTGTCAGATGGGGTCATCGCAAGCTGTGTCCGGTCGCTAAACTGGACAATGTGGCATGCGGGAATCGAACCCGCCTGACTATCTCAGCCAGTCCATTTGCCACGCCTTGCCACAGCTTTATCATCACCATGGCTCGGAGGAAAAACGCGGTGTCTCAGGTTTCTCACCTTTGGCACAATACAATCATATGACGGAAATACGGTTGAAAGGTCTCACAAAGGTCTCATCTCGATTTCAACCAATGGACAAATTTCAGCGAATGCGATTAACGCTTCTCGTTTTGTTCGATAATACTGGGCTTTTGATAAAAACAGCTTGTCCATTATTTGCTGGTCAGTATATCGTTTGGTTAAGTAAGAACTTGTTAGTATAAGCCGATGAGTCGCTGAGTTAAGAGATTCGATAGCACCTTCACAGCACGCTATATAGTATAGCTCGTCAGCGTGCGATATTACCTTTTTCTCGGCTTTATTTCCATAGCTAGGTGACTTGGGCATGCCGTCCATCACGGGGCTTCTGAGCGCTATTTTAGTGCGTTGAGCGAGCCGCTTGTGATGCCAGTAGTTCCCCAATACCTCTTTGGCGTTTTCAATTGTTTTGTCATGATCAATTGGGCTAAAATATCTCGTTGCTCGCACCACTGCGTCCACTCCTTATGGTATAATTTGTCTGGGTTTGTAGGATAAGCGTGCCGCGATGGTGCGCTTTTTTATTTGTCTTCAGGAGGCCTAATAAGCTCCCACGGGTCGAGACCTGCTCCCTGAGCGATTTTATCCAGAGTGTTGAGAGAAACACTGCCCCTGCCGGAGACGGCGTATTCCAGCGTATTAAGGGGTATCCCAATGTCTTTGGCATATTTGGCTTGTGTCATATTCAGATCATAAATATTTTGTCTGATATTTTCTGCTAGTGCTCGTTTACTATCCAAACTGTTCACTTCCTTTTCCAGTTAGCCCACATCCACATTGTGGCACCTGCGATGAGCAGCATGACGACAATCAACTATCATGCCACCAGAGGCTGCACTTGTAGTATTTGTGTGCTGTCATAGAATATTCCCCCGTCGTCGTGCATTATGCGCATCTTGGGCGAGCTCCCGCGCAATCGCGTTCGTCGCACCAACAGTCACGCTTGTTGTCGATTTTCCATTCATCGCTTCCACGATTCGGTCGCGGTCGGCGGGAGTGATTTTCTGATAGCCAGTGTCCAGCAAATAAACGAGCTGTCCATTTTTCTTGCCGACACTTCCGGCGGTGTCGGTCATCGTCTTGATGACGTACATTGTGTTGATGTAGTTCCCGCTGTCCAGCTTAATCATCGTCATGCTTGGCCACCTCCAACTGTTCCTTGTTGTAATCGATGATGCGTTTATAGTTGTTGTTCGCTTGCCACGCGCAATCATACAGGCCACACAGATCAAGCTTGCCGATTGCATTGTTCGCGGCATCGATAGCCTTTTGCGCCGCGTCTATGTCAGCTTTAGTCGTCATCGTCAGTCACCTCCACAATAGTCATTGCAGGAATAGTCCACCAATCGGGATAGTCATATGCTTTGTCCATGAATTTGTCGGCTTCATCGTAGGTGTTGAATGTCGCGATAACCTCGTGTGAAAACATATCTTGGCACTCATACTTATTTGCCATTGCTATCCTCCTGTTTGACTGGCACCAGTTTGTAGTCCACATCTTCGTACATGACGCCTACGACCTTGCCAGTCTTTTTGCTGATGTAGATGTCATCGAACGTTTCGTCTCCTGTTTTCATTGTTCGTCCTCCTTACACACTTTTTGTGAAGAACCAGTTTGCATATCGTTTGAACTCTTCACGCTTTGCCTCGGGCATCCCGGTCCTCTTTGCTTCTGGAAGCCTTCCTTTTTTCCGAATATCGTAAATCTTGTTTTTTATGGCATCATATCCCCGATTGAAAAGCCTCTGTAACTCTTCGTAATTATCAACGATGCCATAACTATCAAACTTGACACTTTGCAACAAAGTGGTTTCTTCTTCATGCGTCCATTTTCTTGTACGGGCGTATCCATTGTTACGCCAAAATTCCTGAATACCATATTTGGTTCTACCCGTTATTATTGCTATTTCTTCGTACGTGTACTTTTGCTCAATCAGACTGGCAATCATCTTTTTCTCGCTTTTTGAATAAAGACTGCGATATTTTTCTTGCTGATTATTTTTGCAAAATTTTGGAAGCTTTCCTTGTTTTCTGAGATCATTCACAACATGTTCAACGCTAGATATTGTCCTGCCAAGCATTTCGGCAAGATCTTCATAGTTTAGGATGGCGTTTGTATCTGCGGCCATAATCACTTCATTTTTCACACGGTCAATTTCATGTTGCGTCCAAAATTTGTATACTCTACCTTGTTTCATATCGTTCACCTCACAAAGCGGCCATTAATTGTCCGATCTTTGCATCTGCCGAAGTCTCTGTATCTTTCAGCAAATGAATGTAAACCTTCTGTGTAGTCAGCGAGCTAGAATGGCCTAACCGTTTTGCGACAGCCTGTAAGTTGATACCTTTGCCAATCAGTAATGATGCATGTGTATGCCGCAATCCATGCGCCGATATAACGGGAACGCCAGCATTCTCACAATGGCGTTTCAAGATGTCATTAATGGTCTCGTTGTATATACGCTTTTCGTTTGGTACAAATATTGGCTTATCTTTCGGCAAATTCTGGATCAGCATTGCAAACCTTGCTGCAGTTTTGTAATCAAGCGCAATCGTTCGCACAGATGATTTATTTTTTGTAGGGGCAAACTTACCTGTTGCGCTTTTGTAATCCCAAGTTTTGTTAATCCTTAGTGTCAAAGAGTCGAAATCAAAGTCTGCCGGTGTTAGCCCGAGAGCCTCTGCAAATCGCAGTCCCGTCTTGGCAAGTAGCAAAATCATGTAATCGTAATCTAGCTCTTTCCCCAAATTGAGATCTTGGAGAAGCTTCTCTAATTCTTCTGGCTGCAAAAACTTAATCTTGTGTTCTCTGTGCCTCGTCCCGCCAATAACTGCACGCAAGGTTGGATCTCGCTTTATCAGCCCTTCGTCTAGAATGTCCTGAATCACGCATTTGAGCTGGTGATGAAAGTCCATGCATGTTTGATGCTCATGTGTTTCTGCATACTGGCTAAGAAGCTGTTGATAGCTTCTGCGGGTAAGCTGTGTCACCTTTAGTTGTGGCGCTAACAATTTGAGCATTCGCTCGGTGTTCTCCCACTTGCGATAGGTCACTGGGGTCACATAATTTTGCTTGTATGTCTCAATCCACTTTTTGAAATAGGTCTGAAATAACTGTTCATTTCTCTTCAAGTTTGTCCTCCTTTCCCGCTGCTAATTTCTGAATGGCTTCGTTGTATCTTGCGGGTATCTCTGTTGATTCAATGTGACTTTGTTCAGGTTCTAGCCATTGTCGAATATCAAATTCTTGTTCAACGTCTTTGCTATGCGGCATCACATTTACTGTGCTGAAATGCAAATAGTCGTCTTCATCGTTCTGAATGAAATATACTTGTCTAGCAGCACGTGTCAGACTGTCACCATGAACGATTGTTGCGTTCATGCCACGAATGGCACAATTGAATATCAAAAACGGCAACGTGCTATCGCCAAGCTCTTCCAGATGGTAAAAATACATGCTTGGCCGATAGTCCCACGGCTTGTGCTTCAAACGGTCTTGCTGCCATCGTTGAATCATCATTGAGCCAGTACCAGCAGCAACCTCGTAATACTCGCTACTGTCATTCGATCCAGCGAGCATATTCACGAGCTTGCTAATGCTTTCAGGGGTGAAATCTTGTTTCTTGTCTTTACGATCAGCTTGAACACTCATGAAATATTCTGAGAACCAGTCATGTGATACGTCTGTGCTGACATCTAGTAATTGCTTAAAAAGCTCGTTACGCTTTTGCTGATCCATGACAATCTTCATCAACGCTGCTGGGGCTTGTTGAGCTTCACGAACACCTAACAGTTTGTGAACGACATCTGCTGTGAATTTGGTCGTCATTTGAGCGCCTCCTTAATCGATCTCTTCTGCTTCAATCTCAACACGTGGTTGATCGCTGTACCATTTGCCAACATGGATTTCGACTATTTGGTTGTCATCTACCCACAAAATCCCGGTCAGCGCATCAGACACCGCTTTGTAATAGTTGTCTGTATCCGGCTTAACAGTTGGTCTAATGATGCCGTCCTGTTTTTTCCGCCTAGTAAGCTTGCTACCGGATTTTTGAATACCTCTGTATACTTTTACGTTTATCCTGATAGAACCCGTCAGAGGCTCAATATGGAGCTCCTGACGTGCAATCTGCTTGATGTATTCTTTGTAGCCACGTGATTTGGGAGGATCATACGTGCTTACATACTTTCCTCGCCGAGAAAACCTAGGCCGCCCTTGAGCAACCGGTTCACCGGGTATTGTTAGCCTTATCACGCTGGCTTCACGTCCTTGTGCTCAATCATGCTTTTGCCTCCTCAAAATTTTTGCTTCGGTAAGTTCACATTTAGCTTCTTCAGATATCCTCGCCAAATATCGTATGTGTTTTGGCAGTAGGCTCGCGTTACTGGATCAGTTTCTTTTGTTGGTAAATATGCGCTAGTTTCTCCATAATATTCTGACTCAGCCGTCTCTAACGCATCGACCAATGTCACGTACGCCCATTTGTACCAAAACTTCTTCATAGCAGTATCGGCTTGCTGCGCCTTTTTTAAATATTCCACGGCTTCATCAAGCTGCAGAATAACGAATAGTGAATATTGATAATGCCCCTCATGCATATACGCATTGAACTCTTTAAGTGTCATAGTTGGATAAGCCATTTCAATACGCCACCTTAAACTGCAGCTTTGGTGCGAAGAAATTAAAATCAATGCTACCAAGTGCTCCTTCACGATTTTTTGCAATTGTTAAAGTCACAGTACGTATATCCGATTTTTCATTCTGCCGGTCACTGTTCCAAAGGAATACAACCGCATTGCTATCTTGTTCAATTGATCCTGACTCTCGTAAATCTGATAGTACCGGTTGCTTGTCCTGACGATTCTCAACACCTCGTGATAATTGACTAAGCAAAACAATTGGGATACCAAGCTCGTTGGTCAGCACTTTGAATTGACGGGTGATCTCTTCGATTTGCAAACGGCGATCGGCTTGGCTACGAACACCAATCAGCCCGAGATAATCAACAATCGCAAGGTAGCCTTTATCTGCATCAGCGGCTCGCTGCCGCATTGTTTTGACGATCTGCGGTAATTCCACCTGCTTGTCGTAAAGCTGCAAGTGATAGTCTTTAAGGACGTTTCCCGCCTTTTCAACCTCAACCTTTTCAGCATCGCTTAGACTTTTCTGCGGGTTGATGAATTTACCAGCACTGATGCCAGTCTTGCAGGCCAACAAGCGGTTGTAGTTTTCTGCATTTGACATTTCAAGCGAAAACATATCAACTGTCAATTCCGGTTGCTGTTTCAAAGCCTCAATGATGAGATTAACCGCGAATGCTGATTTACCGACACCAGGGCGCGCACCAATCGTCAACAAGCGCCCAGGCATCAAACCACCACCCAGAATATTGTTAAGAGTGAAGTACGTTTTAATCCCGTTGTCAGTAGCACCGTGTATCATTTTGTCTTCCATGGCCGCTGCCAAATCTGCAATGCTACTTTCAGTTACCGTCTGACTGGCAGCAGTAGCATTCTGTGAGGCAACCATCATCGCGGTAAGATTGTCCTCGCTTGGTTCTTCCGAGTACGCTTGTGCTGTTTGAATGAGCTGACTACGGAAATAATCCCGTTTCAGCTTGCCTACCCACCAGTCAAAGCGTGAGGTGCCAAAATCGCTGGTCATAATGTATTGCCAATCTGCTACTGACATCACGCCAGGATGAGCTGTAGCAAAACCATCCTGCAATTCCAGCGTATCGACGTCACCTGGCAACTTGTTCATGTAGGCAACTACTGCAGCGTATTGCTGGCTGTTAAACCATTTAGGATCAATCCATTCAGACTTGATGAGTTCCGGCTTCGTATATAAGCCATACATGACATGTGGTTCAGGATTGCTAGGGTCATAAAGCTTTTTCGTCAAGCTTGTTGCCTCCCTTCATCGTATTCAGCAATGTAACGTTTAGCATCTTCTGGATTGATTGGAATACCTTGCGCTTGGATTTCTTCAAGCACTCGGTCAGGGCTGTTGTAGTCGATATACATTGCAATAGCAGTTTTCTTGGGATCGAACTTAGGCTTTCGAGCTTCCTGCTCATCTCGTTCTTCTTTTATGACCTCAAGGTAATCGTTCCATGCCTCTTGGTTGAAGAAAGTACTACCGTCTTTGACAAACCGCTTTTCTGTGCCTTTACTCTTGATTAGCTGTCGATAAGCCACAATGCCATCCTGAATTTGTCTGTTGGTAGCAGGGTTCTTCTTTCTACTCATTGCTCGTTTGTAAGCAGCTAAGGCTGGCTTTTTGCCGATCTTCTTTGGATACAGTTTCCAGAGCTTTTCAAAGTCACTCTCTAACGTGCTGGATGCACGTATGTTTTTATTAATACTTGTATTATTCTCTTGCCCGTTTTTGGGCATAGGGTATACCC